TATTGATGCAAGCTTACCAGCGTAGTCAACCATAAGAACTTTAATATCAATCCCTTGATTACGAAGTTGAATTATCTTTTCCCTTATATAAGTGGTATTAGTAATCATCGCTGGTACACGCTCAACTACTAATTCAACTCCAAACCTTGCAAGTTTCCTTAAATGCTTTGCCTCAAGTTTATCATACTCACCAGAGTATAATTCCTTCTTAGTTTTATTGATACTGGATTGAATGAAACGGTCCATGATTTGTTCTTGACCATTCTCTGTATCAATATATAATACTGACTTCTTCATTCTGAGATAACCTCTTGCAAGGTTTACCATAAAGAAGGTTTTCTTTGCCTTGGGTTTATCTAGTATCACATTAACAGAATGCTCTGGATAACCTCCTGCATTAGTTAGTTCATTCAACTGCCTAAATGGGCAAGGTATAACTGAAGGTTCTGATTGTCTTCTAAACTGTCTCTCGGTAATATCCCGAATCATATATAAGGGTTCATCCTCTTTCTTAGGTTTACTTTTCTGAAGTACCTTTTCAATCTTCCTTGAATATTCTTCGTATTGTTCGAAGTTATCCAAATCGAAGGAATCATTTAAGTTCTTCATCTCAACATAAGTAGAGAACTGATATATCTTTTCTTTTATATAATCAGAATCCGATAGGGGTATATGATAGAGATTACTTATTAGTTTATTGATATTGGGTATATCATCTTTAGTTACCAAATCAATGTATGCCTTTGATTCTAGCAATTCTTTTAATACTTCTTTTAATACATTCTCTGAAGGCATCTTACCTTGCTTCTTAAAGTATTTTGATATACCCTCAAATATAAGGGCATGCTCAATAAGAACCAGGTAATTAGCTTTAATCCTTTTTAGGACTAAACCTCCTTCCTTATCTCTTAAAACAAACCGGAGTATCTCAAGTTGGAAATCCGGTGTGAAACTAAATTTGATGTTGTCTTTAAATTTCTTCATATCTATATTGCAATATTATATAAACTAATAGATTTTGATAGTACCGAGATAGTTCTGAGTATGTTGACAACTAACTAGAAACTACTAATCCACTACCTTAAGCTCCCGAATATTTAATATTATTATTTTATATAAGAAAAAATACTTATATTTGCATAACGAATATTTAAAAACATGGGAAAAAGTAAAGGAAATAATGGCTCAGAGCTTCATCGATTAAAACCTATGCAAGAATATGATGAAGCTACTTTCAATAGACTTTATAAAGTCTGTAAGCCAGTGATTAGGAATCTTACCAGACAGATTGATTATAAAAGGTTTAATCTTACACCAGATATAATTCAGTCTTATTTCTGGGACAAGATGTTATTTGTTTTTAATAAATACTATGGTGAATGTACTGAAGAACATCTCAAAGCAAGGATTCTTGCTTCCTTAAGTACATTTAAGAATAAATTGCTTCGTTCTGCATACGGAGAACAAGCA